AACTACTTCTTCATCTGTAGGCTTTATTTCTTCATCTGTAGGCTCTTTAGTATCATCTTCAACTACTTCTTCATCTGTAGGTTCTATTTCTTCAACATCTTCTTCAACATTTTCTTCAATGTTTTCTTCAATGGTATCTTCTATATTAGTATCTTTATCTTGATTTAACCCATTTATATAACTATAATTTTCAAGACTTCTAATATTCCAACTACTATTGAAATCAACTGTTATATCTAAATCAAATAAACGGTTTATTTCTTCTAATGCTTTTCTTCTATTGTTTAACATATCATCAACTAGGGGAAATAAACTATCTGAATTAGTTGTAAATTCTTCTTTAGTAATTCTTTCTTTTTTCATATTATAATTAGCACTTAAACCAATCTCATTATAAAAACTAGCTTTTATATATTGTTCAAATTCAATTAAATCTTTTAAATATCCGCTATCTTCTGTATTAGGATTGACTTTTAAACTATCAAACAACTTGTTTTCAGCTATTACCCCTTGTTTACCATCAAATATATTTTTTAAAAATAGTTCAGCACTTGTAACCGTATTATCATCATTAGCACTAATTAAAGTTGTATATCTTTTATTAACATTTGCTAATATCATTGTTATCATATTTTCATTTAATATAAATGAATATTTTTTAAACATTGGTAGAAGTCCAACATTACAACTATCATTACTAATAACAACACATTCTTTATTAATATCTAATGTTTTATTATAGTTTAATGAAGGTATTGAAATAATAGCTTTAGTTGGTCTATTATATACATCTGTTTCCCCACCTAAACCACCATTTACAACATAGAAATCATTATCAATTTTTAAAAATATTCCGAACCCATTTGATTGTAATAATAATTCAAGTTCTTTACTAGGAATTGTAGCAGGTAAATTATTATATTTAAACATAGCATTAGTACGATTGAACATATAAGCAATATTATTTTTTATGTTAGTTTCTTTATCTGTATAATCAAAATCTACTGACTTACCACCTACAAAGTATTTATCAATTCCAGCCATTGTTACACCCCTTTCTTATTAATATTAGTTAAATTAGTATTTAATTCTGATAGTGTTTTAGTATTAGTATTTATAACTTCTTGTAATTCTTTAGTTAGTTCTTGATACCTTTCATCTTGTTTATTATTCTGATAAAATAAAGCTATTGATACTACTATTGGAAAACCTACTCCATTAATTAATTGAATAATACTTTCCATGTTCATTATTAAAACCCCCTTATAATTTTTTACATATTTTTAAATAGTTGTTTATACTATCACCAACTTCATTAGATTGATAAAATACTTTATCATTAATGAAAAACCATAATAATTTTTTCTGTAAGGTATTTATTGGCTTATATATATTTCTATTATAGTTTAATTTGTGTGAGTATTCAAGACTATAAATTAAGTCATTATCATAATCTTGTATATCTGTAGTTTTAATATGAATATAAGTAAACATTTCACCATCAACCTCTATAACATTACATTGATATATTCTATCATTGAATATTATAAAGTATCTAAATAAAACATCTTTAGGCTTATATTTCATAGGTAAATGAGGATATAGATTTAATTCCCATGCTCCACTTGTAATCATATTTAATTTGGGATTGTTAAAAGCAAAATAAAAATTATTTTCTTTACTTCCTTTCATACTTTCACAATATTCAACTGCTACTGTCAATTCACTTGTACCATAGGTATATAAATCAATAGTTCCTTGTTCCATTTTTTCAATATGATTTAAACCCATTTCAGCAAAATAAGGACAATATTTATTAACTGTATTACCCAACATAAAGATTTTTACATTAGTTCTTTGTCTTATTATTGTACTAATTGTATTCATATATAATACAAATTCATCTTGTAAATAGGTAAATTTGGTTAGAAATTCATCAAATAATATAGTAGTAATTCTAGGGTATGATATAGATTTATTATGTTCTGTATCTGATAAAGCAAAAACATATCCTATACAATCACTATCACTATAAATAGCTTTACCATTTTCAGCATAGGTACATACATAAAATTTACCAGAGTAATAGGTAATACCTTCATATTCTCCATTACTTGCCTTTTTTACTTCTCCATTATAATTTAATGCACTAAACATATCACTTGCCCTTTTACCTGTAATATCTTCCTTCCACCTTCTTATAATTGCAATTTGTCCACCTGTTTTAAAATACTGTTCAATACCATATTTTAAAACTGCATAAGTTTTACCATTACTTCTTTCCCCAAATATAACATTATAAACACTATTTTTCTTTAATATGTTATTCAAACTATAATATTTTAGTTCCTGTTTTTTAGCCATATTAAACACCCTTTCTATTTTTAAATAAATAACCATCTTTAAAATCTCTTAAAAATTTATTATATTGTTTACTGATTGATAATGTAAACTCACATTTACCTAAATGTATAGATGAAGGAATATAAATATTTTCTTTATTACCTTGATAATCTATTGATTGTATTTTCATTTCATCATCTATATAAGTATGTGTATTTTTTCCTGTTTCATCAGCTGGAATATATAGTTCATCATCAAACATATTAAATATTTTTTCATAATCATTATTACAAACTTTTTTCATATATTCTAAACCATTCTTTTTTGATAGTCCTGCAACTGTTAAAGCCATATCTCCATTATCATATCTAACTAAATATCTTTTAGCCCCCAATGTTTTAAAATGGGTATAATGCCCGTCATAGTCCCATACCCCCATCATTTTTTCAATTCCTTCTTTAGTTTTAGGTTTCACTAATTCAAAATCAATTTTTCTAAAATTACACATCTTTTTTAACTTCTCAATTAAATTTTTATTATACCATTCAATATATGGAATATGTTTATCATAGTTCAATAACTTAATACTATCTGTATCACTATAAACATAATCTTCTCCAACATTTAAAATACCACTCCATAGGTTTAATCTTGCATAAGCTGTTACCCATACCCCCCATGGATAATATAAAAACCTATTTGTACTACTATTATATGTTTCTATCTGCTTTTCAATTTCTTCTTTAGTAGGTTTTTCAATGTTCCATTCTTCATTATATTCTATTAATTCTCTTACTATATCTGTTACTGTCATACCATAAACACTATTCAACATTCCTTTAGATAGTAAATATTCAACTTCAAACCCTTCAACACCTTTGAGAGCTGTTTTATCTTGATATAGTTTTAATATACTTTCTAATATTGGTTTAGGTAGGTACTGCATATAGAATTTATAGCAATTTGCTATTTCTACACTATCCCATGAATAGCATTGTTTTAATATCCTATAATCTACATCTGTAATAGTTGTAATAATTTCATCTGCTTGATATATTCTTCCATTATTAACTACTGAATTTTTTTGACTAAAACATTTACTTTCACTTAAATAACTTTCATATGTTAGTTTAGAATGTAACCCCTTAATTTTAATATCAAACATTAGCCCAATATCATCATTTTTTACTAAATCTTCAAAATTTTCTTTTCTTAAATCAACTTTCATTGGTTTACTCATTGGAAATTTTTCTGATAACATAACACTAGGATAACTACTTGTAAAATCTATGCTTGTAACATCTTCTAATGTTTCACCTACATAATTTAAACTAGCATGGGTAAATCCTCCCATAAAACACCTTTTTAACATCATATATTCATCTAATGTTAGTGTTAGTTCTTTCATTAATTCTTTATATCTTTTATATTTACCTTTACTTGTCTTATTATGATTTTTATTAGTATAGTAACAGTTATCTTTTACAAATTTTCTCACCCTTCCTGTATTAGTCAGAGGTATTTTACTAATGTTATTATCATATAATTGTATTTGTTCATTAATATAGTATAAAATAATTAAAATATCATTCGTACAATAACCCATTTCTTCATCTGTTAAAGTAGTTTTACTATTTCTTATTAATGAATAGTCTAAATCACCTACTAATTTATTAATCTTATGTTTAGTTAAATTTTTAGCTAAATTAGCCAATGAAAACCCACTTAATATATAACTGTCTTTAAATTCTATTCCTTGTTTTATTACTGCTTTTATTGGTTTCCTTTCATCAACTGAAAACACATTTTCCCAATCAAAAAACTTCCTTATAAATTGAAATTCATAGCCTAAATTATGAACATATATAATTAATCTATTATATAAATTAAGTTCTAATTGATTAATTAACATCTGTATAAATTCTCCGAACTGTTCCCATGTTCTGCCATAGTAAACAGTTTCACCAATTCCAAACATCCATATATACATATAGGCACACTTTTCGCCATTATATATTTGAGAAGTTGTTTCTATATCAAAAGCACTTTCAATATTATAATACTTAATTACTTGTTCACTATGAGTATCATAATATGAAATTTGTTTATAGTCATCTTTATTAAGCTCCATATTCTGATACCATAGCATTTAAACACCCCCCATTATATTTTTATAAAATCCCAATCTTTAATACCTTCTTTAAATCCTTCTTGATTGTCTTCTACTTGAGATACCCTGTCTATTTCTTCTATAAATCTTTGTAATGTTTCTTCTGTACTCTCAACACCTGTTAAATCTAATACACCTTGCTTAATTTGAACATTAATTTGTTCCCATATTTTTTGATAATCTAATGCTAATGCATTTAATTCACTCATTTTATAATATTCTTTAATTTTATCTGCTAGTCTAAAAAACTCACTTGCTTTAGCTTTTAAATCTGCTAAACCATTATATTTAATACCTGTATTTTCTGCCATTTCTCTTAAATATCTATTAGCCTGTCTTACTAAACTTGTTTTATTATCTAAAAATCCTTTTAATCTCCAAAATTCCGATTGTAATTGATTGTAGTCTTTACCTCTAACACTAAATTTAATTGAACCACCATCAACCCATGATTGATAAGCAGGTAAATCTGTCAACTCATTTCTTTCAAGTCTTGCAAGTCTTTTATTTGCCATACTTGCCATTCTACTAACTTCTTTCTTTAATGCTAAATATTTTTCACTTGCTAATTGTGGTCTAGCCAATTTATTAACCCTCCTTTAATATGTTCCATGTGAAACATTATAGAATATTGAATAATTCTTTTATTAATTTTTCTTTCTGCTCATCTGTACCTGTTTCTAAATACATATATATATACTTAATATTGTTTGCCCTTCCATTTTCAAAAGCATGGATATTCTGTAAATTCTCATTATTAATTAATGCAAAATTAGTTAAAGATAATTTTAATATATTTTTCCTATGCTCTTTACATATTGAGCCTATTTTCTTAATATCCATTATTTCACCACCTTAATTTAAAATAGGGTAGGATATTTAAACCCTACCCCCTCTTTAAATAGTTCCCCAATTTACTGAATATGCTTTTTTCACTTCTTTACCTTGCTTATACTCATATTCGTATATATTAAATGCAAATTTACCTTCATTAATTAGTTTTAAATAATCTTCATTATTTACAATCTTTTCAACTGTTTCTGTTAAATGTTTAGGTAAATTAATAATATAATCATCTGTTACAACTACTTCATTTTCACCATACATAGATTTTTTATTAGTGTAAAACATTCGTACAACATATACGCCATCTTTATTTTCTTTAAATAATTCTTCTAACTTCTTATATTCATGCTTTTCAGTTAGTTCATAATCAAACCTTTTAATACCTCTGTTTAAATCATCAATTAAATTAAATTTTTCCATTTTAATAATCTCCTTTATTATTTTTATAGTATTCTTTCAAACCTTCCCAACTTGCCAACTGATTAGATTGTTTGCATAGTTCTACATAGTCAAATAGATATTTAACATTCACTTTAAACCCTTCCTTTCAAGTAGTCATATAATTCAATGGTATCTACTTCAAACATTTCAACATCTTTATTTACTTCAATTACTTTTAAAGTTTTTACATTTGCTAAATCAATTTTACAATCTTCACTTAATAAAAACTTTTCTGCATTTCTTAAACCATAACTACCTACTAAATCATAACTTCTAATAGTTGAAGTATCATCATTAAATATTAATGCTACTGATACATTAGTAATTGGTATTTTAATATTAGTAATGTTTTTCATTTTTTCACCCCTTTCTTATTTGATTAACTTTCTAATACTATTATAAACTATATACTTTCTAATGTCAACATAAATAATTAAATAAAAACAAATAATTGTATCAATAAATTTAATCAAATATTGATTAACTTTCTAATACTATATACTTTCTAATGTCAACATAAATAATTAAATAAAAACAAATAATTGTATCAATAAATTTAATCAAATAAAAACAAATAATTGTATCAATAAATTTAATCAAATAAAAACAAATAATTGTATCAATAAATTTAATCAAATAAAAAC